TAGCCACCCGACAGACCGCCCGCTTCTGTTACATACAGGTATCCGTTGAGCATCTTTACGACCGCATAGCCCGTTTCGTCCTTACCGCGACCGCTGGGGTCAACAGCCATCACAGAACCCGTATAGGGTATGTATTCGCCCACGACTTGCATCGGGCGGTAGAACCTATCGCCAGCCATGCCGACGTTTGGCACGCTCCCATCCCATTCAAGCTGGGGGTCTCTAGCCCATATGAGGTTCTCTGGGGCGCGCTCCGCATCAAGCGACATCACGATCAAGTCGGATACCTTCAGCGGGAACTTCTCGACGTCGGACAGCGAGGCGTCCAGCATAAACTGGAGGGCAAACCCCGCAGAGCCATACGATATCTTTCGTTCCTCCAAATCGATCTCGGAGAAGCGGGTAGGTTCGGTAGACTTACCTTCGCGCGTAGCGTCCACACAGAGGCTGCTAATTGCCCCGTTATATCTGTTTTGGCTTGTCTGAGGGGTAACATACTTACAAGGCCATATACGTGTCCTGTAGCCCCGCTCAGAGAGATGTTTATAAATGGTGTCTTCGGTCTGGGGTGTGCCTAGAAAGAGAATCTTTGACGTGTCCTCTGGCTTGAGGATCGCGTCGAACTCCTTGACCTGCTCGGACAGCTTGTCGCGCATGGTCTGGGTAGCAGAGTTGTTGGGAACCTCAACGTCGTCGGCTACTATGATGTCGGCACGGCTACCTGTTAGTTGCGACGTAATTCCGAGAGACTTGACGGAAGGTGCGTGACTAGCTGGTGCAAGTCCGACGTCGAAAGAGATTTTAGAGAATCGCTGCTTATCGTTGGGAATGAGGTGCTTGAGGATTGGCAGCTCATGAATGATTCTAAGGGTGAAAGTTGAGAAGTCATCTGCTCGTGTTTTTGAAGCAGAGACAACCAGAATATTTTTTCTGGGGTCGAGGAGGAGTTGGTGAACAACGTAAGCAGAGCATATCCAGCTTTTTCCAACCCCTCGAAAACCTTGTATAACTGCTCGCTTGTCTCCGTGCTGCATGTATTCAGCAATTTCATATTGTATCTTGGTTGGGGCTGGTAGGTTAAGAGACTTCCAAACGACGTATAGAAAGTTTCGGAAATCTTGGAACTGTTCGGGTATCTCCACGTCTAATGACTATTACCGCCTACCACTACAGGGTCAACGTTTTCGTCACGGAATGGCAGGACTTCAACAAGTTTAGCTAGTGGGTTATCGTCGGTTACCTGTGCCGAGATGTTGTTGTCCTTGAGAAACTGACGTGCTGCACTTAGGTCAGCAGCGGTCGCCTCGCCGTCTTGGATGCGTCGGATAAATTCATCGATCAAGAGGTCTTGAAGCCCCTCCATCTTTTGGTTTCTTGTTTCGCTCATTTCTCGTTTCTCTTGTTGTGGAAATCAAAGAGTATTTTTACCTTCTCTGTGATCGACTCTATGTTGTAGTGCATCCGTGCCAAGACAATAACAAGCGTCACGAATCCGACCGCTACAGGCCACAAAGCGGTAATCCAATCAATCGTTTGTTGCACTTCTTAGTTCCTTTACTATTTTGATTATTAGATAGGTCAGAGTTGTTAGACCAACTGCAATCGCAACAATCGTGTTGATGTCGCTTAGGGTCACAGTGCCGAGTAGACCTACTGTGCCTATTGCGCTTGGGATGTGTTGGCTGTTCATGGTTAGGATAGTTGTGTGATGGTCACTTGCGAGTAAACATTTTTGAGGCTATCTCCAGTTTCTGCATCAAAGCTTGTAAGCACTCCAATACCAAATCCAGAATTGTCTCTTGTTGATTCAGATTGATGCTGTATTTCAAAGACTTTTGATCCAGTGATTGTTAGCACCGCGCTTCCTGCTGATACCGTTTGAGTAGCGGCAGAATTGTTATAGGCATAGGCCATTTCTCCGTAGTAATTTATGGTATCAGTGATGTTCTTTAGTTTTGCTTGGTGTGTATTTACTCTGTATGCAGGACATGACCATGTTATGTGATATGAACCTGCTGCTAGGGTAAATTGGTTGTTGCTCAACGTAACAATATTATCTGGATCAACTTCAGTATTTAGCGTTCTTGTTTGCCAAGCGTCGGTTGTGAATGTCCCACCACCCGTCGCACTAGTATTTTCATCTTTCAGAGTTGCTACCTTAATAGAGGCGTTGGTTCCGTTTTGGCCGTTTTGGCCGTTCGTTCCATCATTCACAGTGACTGATCCTTTTGTAACTCCGTCTGATCCGATAAAGTTGATTGTGTTGACCCCTGCGTTTGCGCTTGAGGTCACAGATGAAATACTCACACCTGCTGCACCAGTTGCTGGGTAGCCTGTAAATGGCGCATTTTCAATTACCTCTTGGGCTGCAAACAAACCTTGCTGATACGCAGAATCTAAGTCGCTTTCTGCAAGTCTTGATCCGTTCTGAAAGTCTACGAGCTGGTCTGTTCCTGTGTCTCGGTAGATTCGTATCTTGTTGATACCGTCACTACCTGTGCTTGGTGCACCACTTAACGTAGCTGTGTTGCTTGATACGGTAACAGTCAGCGAAGTAGTGCTGAACGTTGAGCCGTCGTCGGTTGATGTAAGGACTTTGAGATGTCCTTCACTGATGAATTTGATATCAAAGCCTGTGAAGCTATTGCCTGTCAGACCTTGCGTATACTCTTTGTAGCTATTAGGCATTTGTTGTGGGGGTTGTAATTATTATTATTTTAGTTGTTTTGTTAATTAAAAGTTCATAACAGAGGGTATCACTCGCTCCTGTAGCATTTCTAAGTATTCCTCTACAGACATTTTTTGACCGCGATAATTTATGAAGTAGCCTTCAGTAAACTCTAACTTTAACAAGTCTCGTTTTGCTCGCGCTCTATATTTTAGAATGATGTCTTGTAGTCGCTCTAAGCCCTTGTTGGACTTCTGCGAAACGTTTGCATCGATAGCACCAATGCGGTTGACGATCTCATTCCTCGGATCGCCGAAAGTGATTTCGCCATCCTTGTATAAATCGTCCCATCGTTCTTTTTCTATCTCTTCGACCAATGCCTCTATAAGATTATTACCTCTGAACTCAACTTCGTATGCGACGTGATCTGCATATCGCTGATAGAGCGTCTCGCCCGTCTCTTCGTTTACAAACTTTTTGAGCTCAAGGTTACCAACTCTTGTAGGTAATTTAGTAATAAAGCCCCCACGTTTGGCATCGTCATTTATGATTTCGTCAAGCTCTGGTTCGTATGGGCTGGGCATTCTTTGCTTACCATAACGGAAGACAATTGTAGAGGCGTTTTGTTCTGGCCTTTGACTTGGACGTCCTAGCTTGTCTCGGAAGACGTTTGGAGTTTCCGTAGACAGCGCGTTTGCAAATATATTACTGAACGTATCTCCTTGAGACTTATCGTAATACACAAGATCGTCTTGCCTGTTGATGCCTCGTATTTGAGCAGGAATAGGAACAAGACTCGCTGCGAATTGTCCTAATGTTTGCTTTCTAATTGCTTCAGCTGTATCTGGGTCATCCGACCTCGGCAGCAAGATATCGATGAGTTGTCTATAGCCTGTTGTAAACGGCATGTCAGTAAGTGCTGATCTAGCCGACCTTCCGATAGTAGCCAATAATGTTTGGTTGTCTGTGAGCGCGCCTTGTTCTGCTAAAGCGGAATAGGCTTGCATATCAGCAGTTATCGATGCGATAAGCCGAAGGGGTTCAAACAGACGATAGTCACGCATGTATGTGCCGTCGTCATCTTCACCAATAAGCTTGTAGGCTTGGAACTTAGATTCACGCTTTGCGTCATTAGTTAGGTGAGCACCCGATCCTGTTATCTGACCGCTCTCTGCCATCTTCCAGAACAAGATGTATAAGCCAGCAGCTAGCATGGTTTTGCCTACATCATTAAGATACTGTTCGGTTCTTAGTTCTTCGGTTACTCGTAGCTCTTCTCTCTTTGCATCTCTACTTGCTTCTAGCCTTTTGATTTGCATCTCTGAATTGGACTCGTCTTTGAGCAGTCGATCAATCTTTGTAAGATCAGCTTCAAGGTTTCCTATCTTTGCATTGTATTTACCAAAAATAGAACTCACACGACCTTCGCCTTGTCTGGTAGCTAACGCTGCTAGACCGAAAGATTTCGCGAGTGGTTCTGCTACTGGACTGAGGGCAAAGTCTACCGTTCTTGCAGTCGCGCGTATTGGCGTGCTAATGATTGCAAAGAACAAACGAAAGAGATTACTAAATACAACACCACGTCCTGTGTGTTTGTTTATTAGATTTACCAGACGTTCAGCTTCGGTTAGTTGTATGTCGCCATCGTATAGGTCGCGACGTTTGAACAGATTGCCTCTTACTTCGTTGGCAATATCTCTGTATTCACTCTGTTCATAGTTGAACACTTTCATGCCGTTCTTTTCCATGAAAGCGGCATCCATGTAAGCTTTGATGAACTCTTGTTGGTTTGTAGCCCCTTCTCGTATCGCTCTACGCAACCCTTCGGCACGTAGCTTGCCCATGAGCATTGCACGCTCAAAGGGGACGTCGATTGTTCCTAGCATAGTCTGACCGAGAAAGATCAACTCTGCGGCTGCTTGTGCTGGCGGTGATCCTGACACTTTTCGCATGAAGCCTCCTAAAGCTCCTTCAGCATCGGGAGTTACTTGTGCAGCTCTTCTTTGAAGAGTGTTTCCTCCTTGCATTCGACGTGAGCCTCCGAACGGAGTTCCTTCAGCAGCCTCATCGTATCTGTTTGAGTCCTTGTAAAAGAGAGAAGACTGGCCGCGTGTTCTTACTGTTCGAGCCATCCCCTTGTATGTATCCAAACGGAACATAGTCATCACTGTGTCGTAGAACGCAAGAATAGATGAGTTTGCAAACTTTAATCTTTCAATAATGGTCGCATCTTTAAGGCGTGCTGCTTTAATGATGTTCTTTGGTATGTCACGAATTGGATCAGACAGCGTATACCACATGGCACTTGGAATGCCCGACGTAGCGGTTGTCATTTGATCCAAGAAGGCCGCTGTTCTAAAGGTTAGATAACCGTTGATTAGATTACCAACAGCCCCTTGCGTATACTTTGAAGTGTTGACGATCTTATCAATCTCAAATGCAAGCTCGTTAGCTTGTAGGTCGCGTAGTTGTTTCTTGAGGAGTGCTTCCCGTTCTTTGAGTTTATTTAGATAACTCTCTTGCTTTTCTGGGTTGAATAACGCTAGCTCCTTTTTCCTCTTTGGGTGCATCCCAATCTGTTGGTTGATTGCAGATACGTCTTCGCCAGCAACTAAGGCTGATAGCAAGGCGTTACGTTCTTCTAGCTCTGCTATCTTTGCTACGTCCTTTCCAGCTCCCTTGTAGAAAGCTATACGTGCTTCTAGGTCTTTTTCTTCTTCACTTTTTGCGCGTCTTGGACGCCCTGTCGCGCCACCCTCTATAACTTCATCATTCAAGAAAGCATCAAACTCACTGCGTAGACGCTTTAATTCTTTTTCAAGACGGCGCACGGCACGCTGTGAAGCTGTTAGTTTATCTTTACGAGTTTTGCGAGGCTTCTTTGGTTTTGGCTGTTCGGCCTCTGGTGTCGGTTCGGCCTCTGGTGTCGGTTCGGCCTCTGGTGTCGGCGTTGGTTCTTCCGTAGCAGGAGCATCTGGAGTATCAACGTCTATATCGACTTCTTCTTCCTCTGGGAATAGCTTTCTGTATAGGTCTTCAATGCCCTCAAAGTTTTTATCGTTCTTAAATATTTGTAACTTTGTTTTGAGTCTTTGAAAGTTTCTAAGCTTCTCTTGACGCTCTAGAGTTATTATCTCTTTGAAGTTCTCAATCCCTCTGTCATCTCTACGTGTCTGAAGGACGTTAGCATCAATGTAGTCTAACTCGTAGAACTCTTCAGCGAGCTTTGCGTAGTCATCTAGATCAGCAAGTAAGTTATCTAATGCTTCAATGTCATCGTAGTTTGCAACGAGACGATCAAGGTTGTCTTCAAACTCTGCGGTAGCTCCTTTAAATGCGTCGCTGACTTTGTTTGTGATCGTGATGGCCACACCGTTTTGGCGATTCTCTTTGAGGGAGCGCACTTCATCAATAATTCCTTGAAAGGTATTTCTTCGGCCGCCTTCTTCTCCACCAGTAGGTGTAGGGGGCGGTGGGTCTTGTGGAGGAGGTGGGTCAGCGGGTGTCGGCTCTGGCGTCGCTGGGGCTTCTTGTTCTGCTCTTCTTTGAAGCTCTTCGATAAGCTCTTTCCTTGTGGCAGTGGTATCTCGAAAATCATTAGCATTAGCACCAAATGGGTTGTCTCCTAGCTCTTCACCCGAAAAAGATAACTGCTTCATGCCATCGGCGTCAGTGACGTGAAAGATACGACCCGCAGATGCTGTGTCACTCGACCCGATGAATACCTGCTTTCCGTTAATTGTTAATTCGTAAACAGGATAGGTGTCTCCTGCTGCTTTAACTTTCTTAGGCTTAAAATTATTTTCTGGTTGTGGAGCAGGGGTAGGTTCTGCCTCGCCCTCATCTCGGCGGCGTCTTGCTTCAATGACTTCGTCAACACGATTGCGTTGCTTTTCGTCCATAGACGCTTGTTGCTCAGAGGCTTGCTCGTATCCGTCTAGCTCCTCAGTCACAGAGTCATGGACTGCTTCAATGTCGCGTAGTTCTTTGCGCTTCTGTCTGAGGGTTCTAGTTATTGCAGTTCGTGCTCTTCGATTGTCTTTTACCTTTCCAAGACGATCAACAAGTTTGTCTATGTCAGTTTTGAGATCACCCGTCATGTTGACTTTGGATAAAGCTACAGCTTCTCTCCATCTTCCAAACAACACACCGCTGCGGGTAAGTCCTTCGTCAAGAGCTGTAAGACCCCCGCCGCCTATGACTGAACCGATGCCTGTTCCCATTCCTAACTGAGCGGCTCTATCTGTCCACGTTAAGTCTTTGTTGAACTCGCTGTCAGAAGCAAACAACGCATTGAATGCTTGCTCAATAGATACGGACACAGCACCAACAGTTGCACCTTGCACTGCAAAGCTTCCTGCTTTGAGCTTGATGCCCTTAGTGGCCATCTCTGGATCAAAGTATTTCTTGAGGAACTTAATCCGTTTGCCTTGTCGGACAACTGGGTTTAAAAGAAGACCTGTTGCAAGTATTTCACCGCTGTTGATGCCTTCTTGTATCCCAACGCTTTGGCGATACTTTTGTGATAAATAGTTACCTGCAAGCGCAAAAGCACCTTCTGTAGCTACAGCCGATAAGGCAGCTGGGACTGTTCCAACACCAGTTGATCCTGCGGCTACTTGACCAGCTTGAACTACACGTCTAGCGTTCCTAAAGTTCTTTAGGTATTTCATCGCCTTTGTGGTGGTGTATATACCGCCCATAGAGACGCCAATCTCAATACCCATTGCTTTAGCGGTCTCGTCCCAAGCACTTTCGCCGTAGCCTTGCTCTTTAGCTATCTCGCCTAACAGAGAAAATGTTTCTCCGTTCATATCGTCATAACTGACATCGGGCAGAACTGAAGATGCAGGAGAAGATTGGATTCCTATAGAATCCTGCATTGCTTTAATTTGTTCTGGGGTCATTTATCTTGGACTTATTATACTTAGTTTTTGAAGAAACTCGTCTTGATCGTTTAGAATTTCTTCTGCGTCAGCTCTATCGAATACACCATAGTCTTTCCAGTATTCTATTGCGTCTTCTTGTTCGCGGGTGGCATCATCACCAGCGATAAACCCATCGATAGCAAGCTCTAAACGACTTCTTACTTCACTACCAAGACCTACATCGCTGTAAGTCAACCCTGTATCTTTTAAGAGTTTAGGATTAAAGCTTTCAATCGTAGGAAAGCCATACTGTATTAAGCTGCCAATAAGCAAATCTCTTTTGTTACTCGGTCTTCTAGCTGTCCCCTCAAGAGCAATAATAGATGCTCGGTCTTTCAAAGCATCTGCTCTATTTGGATTTTCGGGGTTTAACGACTCATACTTATATTTTCTTTTGTCAGCTATGTCAGTAGCCTCTGTAATTTCTTCAACAAGATTAGCAGCTTCAAGACCTTCCTTAGTGAGTGTTCTGAATTGTCGTTCAGCGTTATCACGATCAACAAGATCGTTGAACAACTTATCTGAAGATGTTTCTAATTCTTTGTCAAACGACGCACGGTCATAGCGTATTATGTTTAAACCTTCATCGTCGTATATGGCTGACCTATCCCAGAGACGTTGAGCTTCACTTAACATGGCAGCTTCAAAGGAAGCTATCTGTGAAGAGGTATATCGTCCGTCTACAAGAATCGACTCTTTTCCTTTTATGTATCCATTTAAGACTCGACTAAATGAAGAATTTTCTGGATCAGACCAGCTTGTTCTAGCAATTGCATTGCTTATTGGCTTTGCAAAAGATGCTATGGGTAATGGATTACCACCATCATCTAATAACAATAATTCTAAGGCAGCTTGGTGTTCGGCACGCGTTCTTCTTGGATTTGCTAAGATAGTCCGCTCAATGATCGGATCGAGTCTTCTTGTATCGGCTGGTGTCACTAAAGCAGACGGTTCTGTAGCAATACGTCGTGGATCGCCCAGAGTTTCAATTACCTGCCCAAGCCCATTTATCTTGCGTTGATTTTTCTCGTCAACTTGTAGTTCGGCTATCTTTCGCATAACTTGCGCGCCTTTTTGATTAGCCGTTCCTGTTAGCTCAAAGCCCTGTAGACCTGCGTCTATGTATGCGTCGTCATAGCCAATTGTTTTGAGGGTTGCACGTAATGAAGCTAATATATTTTCATCACTACTAGTCTGTAGAAGAGCATACAAACCCTCACCTTGATTATCTATAAGTTGTAGAAACTTACCAATACTCTCATCGCTTTTACTTTCAGCAGTGTTTATTTCTCTTTCTAAAGTCTTGAGAAGCGTTCTATCTAACTTAGCTCCTTTAAATATCTCAAACTCACCTGCTTGTTTTAGTAACTCTCTAGCTCTTTCTGGATCGTCGTTTAACAAAGCGTCGGCTATACCGTTGCGAACTACATCCTCGTATATAGACTTTTTCTCTTTGTTGTTCTCAAGGTTTCTAGCAGCAAGGTTGTCCTTAGTGACTTGAAGGGCAGTGGTCATATCAGACACATACTTTCCTTCAGCATCCCGCGTATCTAATATCTGCGCGCTATCGGTAAGATACTCAGCACGAACAGCTACCTTTTGATTCTCTTGAAATTTAACTTCGGCTTGTTCAATCAGAGGCGTGACTGTTGCGGAAAACAAAGCATTGTGCGCCTCGGCTGTATATCTGTTGCCTTTGAAGTTCTCACCAATAACGTCATACATCTCAACCTTACGGGCATCTAACTTACGCTTAAAATCTAGGATGTCTGTGTCTTCAGTGTTATTAGTCATCTCATCGATCTGACTAACAATCTCTGCCTTCTTTGTGGCGTAATATCTTTTAACTAAACCGTAGTTGTAGGCTTTGTTATAACCAAAGATGCTCAAGGCATCCTTATCGTTCCCCGCAATAAGCTCTGCGACTTGTGTATCGTTCAGTTTGGCTATGTCGGTTTCTGCGCGCCTCACATTGAAATCAACAACATTACCGTAAAGGTTTACGCCTTTTTCTAAGTTAGCTGCAAACTCTAAAGCTTGGTTTGTCTTTGGCGTGCTTTGAACCACGACGTTGTAGTTGCCCCCTCTAGGCACTGCTGGATTGAGGGCGGTTTGTCCAAGGTTGAGGCTTACTTGTTCGCGCTCTCCTCCTACGCCGAAGAGGTCTTTAAGAGTTGGTTTCTTTGCCATTATTATCCGAAGGTTGTTGGAGCTTTAAAGGGTGTGTAATTGAAGGGTTGCATGTTAAATGCAGAGTTAGGATCAAAGGGCGTAGCTGGCAATGCTGATGAAGTCGCCGCGGTAGAACCTGTAGAGCTTGTGAATAGCCCCGCTTCTTGTCCAGCCGCTGCAAAGGTCAAACCTGTCTGCGCGCCACTAAGAATAGCTCCTAGATAGTTGGGCTGTTCTATTGGTTTATTGATTGCTAGTTGATTCATGTAAGAGCGTTGTGTTGCATTATCAATTCCAAACATCAGACCTTGTTGTCTAAACTGTGCTTGCTGTGCTTCGGCAAAGTTAAATTGTGCTTCTTGTCGAGTCAGATCATTTATTAGTGCATCCACGCTAATACCAGCTACCCCAGCTTGTCCTGCGCTTACACGAGCTTTTGCTCTTGCTTCTCTGGCTTTAGTTTGCGCTGCTGCGATACGCTGCGCTTGTGCTATGCGCTCTTGAGCTTGGCTCATACGCATTGAAGAAAACTCTTTTAATAGCCTATCGTTTTCGGCTAGAGCAGCCCTACGTTGGACTTTTGCTTGAGTTCTGGCAGCTTGGCGTTGCCCGATGATGGACAAACCTGCTTGTGCGCCACCTAGGGCGACGGCTGCAATTGTTGGACTACACATTTTCTGATTTGATTATAAATTCGATAAAGGGTTGATTTGAAATTTCAATGTTTCGTATGAAGTATGCACCGCAAAAACGAAGCCAGTTGATGGCCATCGTGTTGTCTTTGTGGACAAAGTTATGGACACATTTGTAGGGTTTTGACAAAGCTCTCACGTATGAGCGAGACGCCTTGATAAATTGGTATGCGTTGTCTGATACTCCATGAGTTCCTAGACACCATATATAAGCTAGATTCATGACTTGGCCAGCTCCAAACATGGCGATAGGCTCTTCATATTCATCGAGAGCGGTAAGAGTTACATCGTCTTGCTCTAATGCAATTTGCATAGCCTCAGAAGGCGTATGTCCCATAGCATTAACTTCCAACAAATCAATGTCCCTTATAAAAGGACACATTGCTTCTATATGATCCTCAGTTGCCTTGACGACCATACATTTACCGTGAACGCCTACGGTTTCGTTAGGCGATTCGGTTTGATCGACTGTGAACAAATGATTCAAATTCTGCGCTTTGGAAGTTGGAGGGTAAGGCACTCGCGTTCTCAACAGTGATGGTTGTATCTTCCGCTTTTGTAAATATAGGAAAGCGGTATGAGCCTGTGTCTAGGTTTAAGGAACCAATAGTAGATGACCCAACTACGGTAGGTGTAAATATATTTTCAAACGTATCTCTAAACTGAGGTGTAACCTTAATTTTAAAAAAGGACGTTTTACTAAAGTTTATTGCGCCATTTCGTAGCATAAGTTTTGCTATAGGAGATGGAGACTTACCTTGTCCTGCCTGTGCTTTGAAGAGTTGCTCAGAGAAGGTGTATTTCATGGTGTAGGGTATACCTACGAATACGTTTGTATCTGCTGACACTGCTTGTGCGAGAGTAACAGTAGCTCCTATGTTAGTAGCACTGAGCTTGAGTCCGTCTGTTGTGTAAACCTCTACAGAGTTGTTTGTGGGTGTATAAGGAAGGGTGATTGTATTGTTACCGTTTGTAACTGTAGATGCCACTCGCATATCTAGGTAAGTAACAAAGCCAGCAGCATCCGTAAGACCAGACTCTAGAGGCATCTCAACTAGATTAGTTTCTCCGTTGTTGGTTGTGATTGCGTAGAGGGTGGAATCAATAAACTCAATGCCTCGTATCTCACCCGTAAAGGTAAACTTAGACCACGCACTCAATACTTTCTGGCTGTTGTTCCAGAAGTAGTTGTAGATGTATAGCGAACCTTTTTCATCACCACTCAGTAATACAAGCATGTCCTCTGAGGTAGTCCCTTTCATATCAATTATGTTTTTAGGAACGTATGCAGGAACGTGTTCGGTGACCTCTGTAGAGTCGTAATTATCCGTAGTTGCATTTACGGTGAACTCCCGCATACCTGTAAAGTTACCGCGAGTAAACGGGAAGTAGATGTAAGAGCCTAATGGTAATGGGTCTACTTGGTCTTCAAAACTGAAGTTAGTAATTGGAGTGATGCTAACAGTCTTTGGTGTGAGTATATCACCACCCTTAAGAACGAACTGTCCGTTCTCCGAAAATATTATAAGGTTCTCTTGAAATCCCTTAGCTGATTTAAGATTAGTGACTCGGCTACTCGACACTGACACGTCGATTGGGTCTGAGTCTAATAAAGTTGTAACTGAAGTGCGTCCAAAATTAAACACCATGTCACCAGAATCGTCTAACGCCCCAAGACCACTTTCTGAAATTATTACGTTTTCGTTTGATAAAAATCCCAGCCTATTCTTAAAAAAGAAAATATTCTTAATCGTTTGAGCTACAAAAGAAGGGAGAGGATTGCTATTATCGTCCCCAACTATCCTTTCAGAGAATTTAGTTTCTTGAAGAGTAAAACTATTTTCACCTGTGCTTATGAGAGAAACAGGAAGGGTTGAGCTTGATACGCCTGAACTAACTGAAGGAGCAACAGTTTCTACCCAACTGCCTTTGCCAACCTTACTATCTATGCCCCCACTGTCTGTAGAGATACCTGTATTGGTTTCAAATTTTACGTAGTAATCGTCTTCGCTTAACTCAACATCTCCTCTAATTTTTACAACAAAACCATCTGGAGCAAATAGAGGTAAATCAGATATAGAATTAACCTCTTTATAGATAACGCCTAGACCTTCATTGGCTAAACCATCAAATCCAGATATTTGAAAATCAGTGCCGTCTTTGCGAACCATTTCTATCAGATTATTAGTCCTCTTTGTGTGAAACGCAGCACCAAATTTTGAGTCAATATCGTCAGCCCCTCCATTGTTGTGTAATTTTTCTATTATAGTTTCTGTCGATAATTGAGTTCCAGTGGCATTAGAAGAACTAGCAGAAGTGATTACTGCTTCAACAGTTGAGCCAGCACCAGCTACATTAGCATCAACAATGTTTGCCTCGTATCCGCTTGCAGTAGAAGGTGCGTAGTAACCATCATAAACATCTTGGTAAGCACCGCTACTATATGTTCCTACTCCTTCAAACAAACCTGCATTAGTGATTGTAGCATTTCCAGAAGCCACCCCGTTTGTAGCGGAAAAAGTTACATCTTGTGCTGTTAGAGTTGTTACTCCTGTGAGTTGAAGGGTTGGGGTTCCAGAATAGTCTTGCCCTCCGTTTTGAACAGACGCGCTAGCTATATACCAGTCACGTCTATATCGGCTCTTGCCTCGACTGGCTGAACCAGTTCGAGTTTGAGTATAAGCCCAAGTTACATTAGCTGTTGCACCACTACCAATCGTTATAGTTGCAGCACTATCTGAAGTTATCTTAATGCCATACTCTTTTTCGTAGTCAGCTTGTTTGATGAATATCAAAGCCTTTCTTTCTAAGGCAGGAGTGGTCTTTACCTGATTATTAGTGTCATTTTTTAAGCTGACAGATTTTGAAGTATTAAGCAAAAAAGTCCTATCAGCTATCGTTAAAGCCTTTAGAATGTCTTTTGGGTTTGCTGTGTGTAGATACTTAAACTGTGAATCGCTTATCGTATATCCACCAGTAATTGAATTAATTGATGCTTCAGTTCCATCTAATACATTGAAAGCTCGCATCTTACAGCTTGTGTGATTATCGTTAGAGTCATACTCTTTGTAGATAATAACAACGTATTTTTCTGCATCACTACGATTGATAAAGTGAACGAAGCTATCGTCACCGATAGCACTTGTAAGTAACTTAGCAATGTGCCTAGTATTAGGGCGTTTCATTAGTCCACTAGCAATAGAACTAAGAGCGTTTTCCTGCTCCTCACATTGACCAGCAAAGCGTGTTGCGTCTGGCTGCTGAGATACACCTTGAATAAGGTTAGGAACAGATGTATTTACTAAAGGCATTATAGCAGTTCGTAATTTCTATTGAGTCCAATTCTGGAAGCAGCATCAAAGTTGTCAAATATAGTTCTGTCAGAGCTACCGTAATCGGATTCTTCTAGACGAGATCGCGCTACGAACTCATCGCGTGCAATCAAAGCTTCTAGCTCACGGCTTCCGACCATACGGCCTTGGAAGACGCGAGAAGCTCTTAGCGTTATATAACGTCTCGCTGTTTCGGGTAATGAAGTAAAGTCAAGAAGACGCACAAGGTTTACCTTGAGGTCATTAGAGAAGGTCGAGCTGTTTGACTTGCGATCAAACAAAGTCGAGCCACGTTGAACGATATCAACAGATTTGTCTGTCGTATCTATTTGAATAACGTCACTAGGGACAGAAATAGCCCCGCCGTTTGCTGGCAGTGTGACGTCTATTTCCGTGTTGAAATGCCAACCCTCAGTTTGAACTTCCCTGCTGATTTCATCCAGAACAGATATAGCTGTGGCCGCCGAAACGGGTAAGGCGTTGGTGTCGCTTATGCTATTCACTGGACTTTCTCCAATGTGACCTAGCATAGAATTTACTGCTTCAAGTTTAGTTGTAAGAGTAGGCATATATAAAAAAAAGACCCCCACCCCCGAAGGGGTGAGAGCCAGTTGAGGGATAGATTAGGCAGTAACCTTGACAGCTACAGCGCACTCTGGGCGAAGGACACCATGACCCATTGCATAACGGGCAACCATGAGTGTTCCTTGACGCTCAATTTGGTATTCGGATTGAACCGAAAGATCAAGAAGCTTGACCGTTCCGATTGCTTCACGAGTTCCAGCGAGGATGCCGTATTGGGCAGACGCACCAGAACCGCTCTTCAGTTTGCTGAAGTCAGTGTTGTATCCAACACCGTTAGTGGTAGAACCAGCAACGTTGTCGTCGTGGACGTCGTTACGTGTTCCAGCAGTTGTGCCAGATGCAACAGCACCATCGTCGTTGTCAGCGTTGGTTTGGTCGTTAGAACCACCAGTGCCAGCAGCAGAGATGTTGCCTTCGTCAGCGATTGACTGGAAGTTGTTCGACTTGAAGAGGCTGATGCCAGCAACTTGTGGAACTACACCCGTAGCAATCGATCCAACACCACCCGCGTCGCGGTTGATAGCTGGAGAGACTACAGCAGAGCTGTCAGCTGTGATTAACTGATAGTAAGTGCGAGGCGCAAGGATCGCGAAGCGTCCATCCTCTGGGGCGTTATTTTCGTCCAGAGTTGTAGCTACGGAATACAGAGCGTCGATTACTTCAGCAGCACTGTCAAGACCACCAGAACTAGCGTCAATGACAGTTCCAGCAGCGGTTTGACCCGATATATTTGCATCGGCATTTGCAGCAGCGAAGAGAGTCTTCAGAGTTGCAATGTCGAAGCGTTTAGCAAGTGCCTTGCCTAACTCAGACGAGTATACACTTCGGATGTCGAAGTGGTTTTGTAGCTCGTCAAATTCAGCAACAAATGTTGAAGCGATAAGCATGTCGTCGATGCTTATGATCTTCTCTGTTTGTTGGAACTCTGTTAGGGCTGTAGCAGCATTTGCATACAGTGATTGACCAGCAGCGTGATAACGAGCACTAGCAATTCCCGAAACTGGGAAGCTAGATTGCTTGCCGTTAGAGATTGTGCGAACGGTATGAAGGTCTTTCATAACCGTATTAGTCTCAAACGCAGTAAGAATCTCGCCACTGAACAATTTTAAGAACAGTTCTGTTTTGTCAGAACCGCCCAGTTTTGCACCCACGCGGGATGCTGGATTGGCAGTTGTAAGAGCCATAATTGTTCCTTTTGTTGAGTTTAATTAGGTTAGTTTTTGTCCTTCCGAATAGTTGCAACTACGTTGTCCCGCTCACGGGGCATAGATGTCTCTAGTCTTGAGACGAAAGTTATTTCTTCTTCTTCTTGCGAATACGAAGAGATTTGAGGTCAGCTCCTGTGATCTTGTCGCGAGGCGCGGCAACAGCAGCTAACTTCTTTTGTTTGGAAGAGTATTTATGTTTTGGCATTTTACTTTTTGATTTTAAGGCTAACTCTAGCTTTCTTTGTATTTGCTACAAATTGTTTCCCCTTTGATCCTTCTCGCTTTTTCTTTCGAGCAGTCTTTGCGCGTTCAGCTTTGGATAAGCTTTTAGCTTTAGCCATCGGAAGGCAACGGTCGGGATTCTTTTTGTTTTTAGAAGTTCCGCAAGCTCCCTTGATCGAACCGTCTGTTCCGATTCTGACCCAGTTTTGACGTCTCCACTTTGCGAGCTCACCCATTACTTTTTCTTTCTAATCTTCAACCCTTTGCGCTTGGAGCCTTTCGCATAGTTAGGGTCTTTACAGTATTTGCTTGCTGCCATGTTTGCGTAAGCAGATGGATACTTATCGAAGGTGCGCTTTGCCCAAGCAATCCCTTTTGGACATATCTTGGCCATACTATTTACCTACCTTTCTCATAGCTAAGGCGTGCGCTTTGCTAAACGACATGCCTTTTTTCATTTCTTCCTCCATGAGCTTCATGTGCTTAGAAGAATGATGCTTCTTGTGTCGCTTCATAGAGAGTTGTTGTCGTTTGGTAAGAGCGGCTTTTTTCATGCCTAAAGGCTTAGTAGCCCATTTTCTTTTTCTTTTTCTTACCTATAGCAAGTTGCTTACGTTTCATTTTCATACATTTATCGCATCCACAGTTTTTCATAATTAACACTTCCATCTGCGGAGGGCTAAAGCTTTACGAGTAGGAGACCCGTCTGGTTTCTTCATTGCGCCTTTTACGCCACGCATACGAGCACAGAACGAGCGTTTACGCGCTCCCCCTTGAGGCTGTGGGGCTTTGAGATTAGAGCCTGTTTTTCGATTGTAATATTCACGACCCTTCTTGGTGAGACCGCCTTTCGACGATTTGTGTTCTTTACGAAGGCTTACGCCTTTACGCTTACTCATTCTCCAAGTCGTTTATATAGTGAAGCATGTCTCCGATCAGCTCGCGCTGTTCAACATTAAAGTCTAGGCTGTTCAGTCTTTCGAGGAAGGTTGGCACTTTGCTTTGACGAACCGTTACGCACCCAGTCATCAATATCATTAGTATGCTTATTGCGGCGACGGCGAAATATTTCTTTCTCGTATGCATTCCTTATGTCAAAGAAAAGCCTCCCCAGTTTTGGGAAGGCTATTAGAAGCTGAACGATTACCGTTATCACTTGTCCTTGGCTTTGCCTACATTTAATGCTAGCCAGTCAACGATCTTGTAGGCTTTGGCAACCCATGTGTCGTCGGTTGGTGTAGGTGTTAATGCTGCTATTGAAGAAGCAGCTGCAACAAGGCTAGTTAATATAGCAATTAGCGAGCTTGAGTTTTCGATTAGGTAGTTGATCATGGTATTCATATAAGATTATTCCTTATTAAAAGACGTTTGATGCAGCGAGTCTCTTCTCGACTGTATCGCGGAAAGCTGGGTCTTTTGAGTAACGTGGGTCACTCATAGCCTCAGTGACTTGAGCGGCTGACATGAAGGGCTTTACGCCGTCTCCACTAGTCGAGCCTTGTGTGAGATTAGGCGGGCTACCACCGCCGCTGAGAAACCTTGCATACATGCCTTGAACGGCCATCTTTGCTTGCTCTACAGAGCCGCTGGTAACTATCTCGTCATAGGCATCAATGTCAGAATCACTCAGATTCTCCTGCGCCCACTCAGTCATAGCTTCGTAGTTCTCACGGCCTCCAACGGCTTGCTGGATGTCCAGAGCTTGTGACGTCACCATAGCTTCTTGTCCTGCTATGTAGGCATCTACGAAGGAACTCGGTATGCCAGCCTTCTCTAGCTCCACATACATCTTGTCAGTTAGTTCGCCGCTTTCGGCAAACTCTTCTTGAGCCTTGACGATAGCGTCGTTGATAGCAGGAGCTGGTTCTTCTTCGCCTTTCGACTTGGAACGTTCAGCGTTTCTAGACTGCTGCTTTTCTAGCTCCTTGTAAGCTTTTGCTAGGTCTTCTGGAGACTTAAATTTTTCATCTAACCATTCTGGTCGATCACCCTCAGAAGACTCTTCAGTGGCCTCCTGCTCTACTTGTTCAGCTTCTGCTGAAGCAGCCTTGGCTATTTCTTCTTCCAAAGCTGCGTTCTTTTCGGCCGCTTCTTGTTCGGCGGCTGTTGGTTCGTTTATGTTTATTTGCTGTAGTTCAGCCATCTTATTCCTCGCTTACTGGTTGGTTTTGCTGTTGAGCTTGTATTTGATCTGAAATTGCTTTGACGCCAGCTGGAGTGGCTTTCTCTAGTAACGAGGCTTGTTGTTGCGCTTGCATTTGGGCGGCCATTTCTTCTTGTGTTTTGACTAGACCAACCGTCTTGATTCCCAGAGAAGTAGCACGGCGTTTGAAGTATTCGCCCACGTTGACATACTGCGCGACGGCCTCTGCGCCCACCACTTGTGAAGCACCTGCAAGAAATAAGTCGAGTTTTTGTAAATCGTGTCCACGGCCGAGGGCTTCTACACCCGTTATGATTACAGGATTTATGACGTCCTTTGGAAGCTTTGGCAAGCGTTTCTTTTTGTTCATTACCTCCATCAATCTAGTGACCATTGGTAGCTGAAGCTCAGTCGCTAGGAGCGAATACAAACCGCCGAGCGACGACTCTAGCTCCATACTTAACATACGGATTTCTTCAGCTGTGACACGATCCGCATTACGAACAACACCACTAGTAAGAAGGAAGGCATGACCCAAACGATCTTTGATGCCATTCATCGTTTCCTGCGCTACGCGGAAATCATTAAATTTATTAAGCTGTAAGACGCTCACGTCTTGAGCGTTGCCCTGTGTGATAGCTCCATTCGGGCTGTCTGCAAGTGTGCGCGCCCGTGTCGTTCCGTTTGGATTGACAAGAAAGAGGACTTTAGCAGCGGCAGCTGCCCCTTCAACAATAGCCCTTGTCAGTGCTTCAAGACTCTGGATGTCTCCAAGGTATTCTTCTACATAAGAGCGGCCGTAAGACTCACCGTCGATACGGCTAAATCTAAGAGCTATAAAAGGGTTCTTGTCGAGCGCATAGCTTCCTTCGCTCTCTGGAACGCGCTCCCCTTCAATATCTTGATACACATGCCAGCCATTCTCATGGCGACATACAGCAGTATATAGTTCAACCTCTTGATCCATATTGCCATCGCTAGGAACAAGTGCTTTCATTTGTTCTGTAAGAGCTGAGTAAGCAATAGTCTCTTTGGTGGCTATGTGAACAACACGCCCCATCGGGTCGCGCTCAACCACATAACGATCTAAATGGAAGACACGAATACCACCCTCATCGGGCATGTAGAGAAGAACGTTCCCAGTAATAATTAGATGCTTTAACGCTTCGTGCAGCGCGGATCGATAGCTTTCACGGGACACTTCGTCCATGACTGCTTCTTCTACTTTTTGTAAAGAAGCTTCGATGCTGCTAATAACTTCTTCGGGTGTGCCTTCTTGCCTCATTCCGTAGTTATCAACATTTAGCCTAAATAAAGGAGCGTTGGGCGGGAGTAAGGCCAACAGTAATTTAGAAGCGAGGTTGTTTACCCCTCGTGCCGCAACGCTCGCAAAAGGTGTCTCTAATCTAGAATGGGAACCAAACCCTTCTTCGGGCATGACATACGGCAGTGTCAGTTTTGAACAGCTGCGCGCACGATCTATATATTGATAACGATTCCCTTCAAGAGAGCCATATATCTGTTTGGCAGTTTTGTGCATAAATTATTCTTCGGGTTCTGGGAATACTACGGACTCTACGGCTGTAGCTTGTTCAAGGTCGTCGAGGTCATACTCAGTAACATCTAAAGCCCACTGACCATCAGCCGTAGCGACTGGCTTAGTCAACCAGCGAGTTCCCATACCACAAGTCCAGTAGGAGAAGTTGTTGTCTTTGCCTTCTTCATCGGCTCGCTCTAGGGCGGCTTCTTCGGTTGGGAATATAAGATACATTAGTAGACGTCGTATTGATTGTTAATGTTAGCTTCGATGGCTGGACGGTTGGCTGTTTGATTGGAATCATAGATAATTATTTCTTTGAGTGAACCATCAATTTTACTACCGTGTCCACCAATCGCTGATGCTTTAAAAGCAGTTGAATTTGAAAAAGTGCTAGACGCTGTTCCATTTATAAAAAATGCACCCGTGTCGGATGCTCTTATAAATGAAAGCAAAGTATCTTGATCAGCAGATATAGTAGTGTTTAATGCAGGCTGGTTTGCTGATCCTGATGAAGCCCTAAAAAATCCAGCTGTAGCTGATCCTTTTCCAAAACCTGATGAATCAGCACCAGCTGCTGTAGACAATATTCTATCCTGTCCCGCTGCATCATCAAAGTTTGCAACTGAGAAAATAGAAAAATCGCTTTCATTTAGTGCAGTAAAATCTAACTGGTCATCTGACCCATCAAAGTCTAGTTCATTTAACAAAGTTCCAGCATTAACAATCTTAGGCTGCTTGGAAGCAGTTGCTTGCACAGCATTAGTGCCATTACCTGACTGGTCATACCAAGTCTCTACAAAGCCGTCCACTGTGTTGTCATACGCAGGGATACCAGAGATGCTGTAGTGTTCACCGATGTTAGCTTCAATGGCTGTGCGGTTGTCTGTTTGGTCGGAGTTGTAAACTATAAACTCCTGAATAGTCCCATCAAAATTGTCAGTGAATGCAGTTCCAAATCGCTGTCCAATTTTTAGTTCGGCACTTGCACTAACTCCACTAAAAGATGCACTTGTAGTGGTAAAGGAACCTCCATTGAGTCCTACTGATATATCAGTAGTGTGCAGATTCGTAGTAAGGTTTTTTTGTGTTGCCGCTGATACTCCCGCCTGTGCGCCATTGATTTCTGTACGAATTAAATTTGAGGTATATTGTGCAAAAAATCTATCAGTTTGCGAAGAACCAAAAGCAAACAATCCGTTAGAACTTAACGAATCTGGATTATTAACGCAAAATATTGTTTTTGAAGAGCTGGCAAATCCAGTTCCTGCACTTAATACATCATCACTACCATCAAATTCTAATTCTGGAACTCCTGATGAATCTACAACTAAGGAACCATCACTTACAATCTGAGGTTGGTTATCATCAGTACTTTGAGTTGCGTGATTACCTGTTGCTGTATCTCCTGCTTGGTTGGTTACACTT